CGTCTATACGCGGGGATCTACATATCGCGAGGGTACTCCAATACCACCAAGCTTCGATCACCAGGCGCCTTACATTGATTTTTGGCTTCGCATGATAGGAGTGTATGAGATTCGCAGCGTGATCGTGGATAACGCGTGGAATCTGAACGATGCCCAATCAGCACCCAGTGTGGCCAGGTCCATGCGTGCTCGCAAATCCCACGCGCACGAGCGGATTTCGATCGATTATCCGAAAGGTGGGAAAATTGGCGGACTGAATGGTGGATGGTCCAGTCTGCTGCGAACTGCTCTCTGATTACTTTCTCTAATGGCAGCAGGGGTCTTTCGGACAGGACACTGGTTGACGCTACGGGGCGGTTGACAAAGCGCTGATTTTTGGTCTCGCGCCAAATTCGAAATCTGCGTGACATATATTAGTATGACTAATAGCCACGAAGGGCCTGCTTATGCCGGTAGCCAGCGCGAACTCCCGTGTCGGGCGCGACTTATTGATGAAGTGGACCAGCGCTCTTTGAAAGCCCTCTGGCGATACTGATGAGCCCGATCCAAGCGGACCGTGATCTCATTACTCGGTTCGGTCTGGCGATCAGCGATTAGCGCTTCGCCCGTCATACCCAAGGAGCGGACTTCGCCTTGGTTCAATTGCCTCGTCCCTGCTTGTAACTCAATTTCTCGAGTGCGAAAATAACGCTGTAAGAACCGAGACCTAACAATAAAGGGTAATCGAACGGAATCAAGCCCAGTCCGACGGCTGCAGAAAAAGCGGCCAGTCGAACTGGGCTCTTTTTTTGGTCGAAAAAGAAATGGAGGCGGCGGAAGATGCTGATTCGAGATCGGATCAAAGAGTTGAGACGAGTACGCGCGAAGGATTTACTCGCGAATCCCAAAAACTGGCGGGTCCATCCGAAGGCGCAAAGTGCTGCGCTGCGCGGGCTTTTGTCAGAAATCGGTTACGCGGATGCGCTGCTCGTTCGGGGACTGCCTGACGGCAGGCTGCAACTCATCGACGGGCACTTGCGGGCGGAGACCACACCATCGGCGATGGTTCCGGTCCTGATTCTGGATGTCTCTGAAGCGGAAGCCGACAAGATTCTGCTGACCCTGGATCCATTGGCCGGCATGGCCGAGAGCGACTCGGGGCGGCTGCAAGCGCTGCTGAACAATGTCCGCACGGACAGCATGGCGGTGGAACAGCTGTTCGCACGCATCGCCGAGCAAGATGCGTTGCAAGTACTTCGGCCATTGGCCGAAATCCTGGACCCGGAACCGCAGCTCGAACGAGCGACGGAACTGCAGGAGAGGTGGTGCACGGCGCACAATCAACTCTGGCGAATCGGGCCACACCGGCTCGTTTGCGGAGACAGCACCGACCAAGCAGACGTCGCCAAGCTCTGGATCGATGGGGGCCCTTTAATCCGGCTGACCTGGACCGATCCGCCATACGGAATCGATTACGTCCAGAACAAGAACGCTGCTCTTCAGCATCTTCACAAGGGCACGCGGGTGAAGAAAAACATCGCCAACGATTCACTAGCGCCAGAGGAAACGCACGCACTGTTCGCCCGCGCGCTTTCGCTCGCAAGAGAGCACTCGCGAAGGGGCGCCGCCTGTTACGCAACCGTCGCCGCCGGACCCCTGCTTACGGGGTTCATCCAAGCCTTCCAGGCCGCGGGATTCGCTTTCAAGCACCACCTGGTCTGGATCAAGCAGCAGATGGTGCTCGGCCGCTGCGACTATCACTACCGGCATGAGCCGATTTTGTACGGATGGCTCGAGAATGGACCACATTATTTCTGCGACGATCGGACCCACGACACGATCTTCCAGGTCGACAGGCCAGTGAACAGTGAGTTTCATCCGACCACCAAACCGACGCAATTGATCGCACCGATGATCGCCAACAGCACGAGGGCTGGCGAATTGGTCTACGATCCGTTCTGCGGTTCCGGCTCTACCCTGCTTGCCGCGCACCAGCTCGATCGCGTCGGCTACGGCGTTGAAATTGATCCCGCGTACGTGGCGGTGACGCTCGAGCGTCTCTCTGCGCTCGGACTGAAGCCCGAGCTGGTGAAGTGAGATGCGCAAACAGCCGCGCAATTCGGACGGCACCATTCGCCGCTCCAACCAGCCCAAGCGGCTCACCATCAAGAGCATCATCGCGCGCTGGGTGGAGGCCGAGACGCTGCATCTCAAACGGCTGGGGATGAGCTACCAGGCGATTGCCGATCACATCGTGGGAGTCGCGCAGGGGAAGCAGCAAGTAGTGGTGCCCCTTCCTGAACACGCGTCGTTCAGCGAGGACTACCGCATTTCTGCACAGACCGTTCACAAAGCGTTTCAGCGCGGCCTTGGTCGCCTGCCCAACGCCGAGGCGGTTGAGCTTCGCAAGCTCGACAACGAGCGTTGTGAAGACATGTACCTCGCGCTGCAGCCGGGAATGCGAAAGGGGGATCCACGCAGCATTGAGGTCGCCGTCAAGGTGCTCATCCATAAGTCCGAAATCAACGGCTACAAGGCGCCGGCCAAGGTCGAGATGACGGGCAAGCAGGGCGGACCGCTGGCGATCGAGACTTTCAGGAGATTGTGCGAGGAGGCGGAAGATGAGGGAGTCGAAGACAAAAATTCAAACGGCGATAGCAAGACCGAGTAGGTCGACTGCGGCTTCTCTGTTGCGCGATCCCGTTGTGTTCGCCCGGCTCGTGCTCGGCGCGGACCTGTGGCAGACGCAGCGCGAAATCCTGACCGCGGTCAGTCAGCATAGCCGGGTCGGCGTGAAAGCGGCGCACGCTTCGGGTAAGAGCTACGCGATCGCGATCGCCGTGCTCTGGTGGTTAACCGCGCATCGCGATGGCATCGTGGTGACCACGGCGCCGACGTGGCTGCAGGTGGAAAAAGTTATTTGGGGTGAAATCAAAAGTGCCGTGTTGCGCTCTCAGTGGTGCGGAAAACTCAAATTTCCACTACCCACGCAGACCGAATTGAGACTCGGACCGCAGAACTACGCCATCGGGCTTTCCACCGACGATTCAAGTCGCTTTCAAGGCTTCCACTCGGGTCATGTGCTGATTGTGCTGGATGAAGCGCCGGGCGTCAGAGCGGAAGTCTACGAGGCCGTCGAAGGCATTCGCGCAGGCGGCCAGGTGCGCGTGCTCGCGCTCGGAAATCCGACCGTGGCCGGCGGCCCCTTCTATGACGCGTTCACTATCAATCGGGCGTCGTGGAGGACGATCACAATTAACGCCTTCGATACCCCCAACCTCGAGGGTTTGCCGCTGGAAGCTCTGCGGCTCCTGCCGTCAGGGTTGTCCGAGAATGACCGGGTCTTTCAGTATCGGCCGCGACCCTATCTGGTTACCCGGCGCTGGGTTTACGAGAAGCTGTGGGAATGGGGCGAAGACTCACCGCTGTGGCAATCCCGCGTTTTAGGCAGTTTCCCTGAACAGGCCGAGGACTCGCTGATCTCGCTCAAGTGGCTGGAGGCCGCGCGGCGCCCGCAGGTTCTGCCCCACGACGAAGCCCAGCTTTACGCCGGCATCGACGTCGCCGAAGCCGGCGGCGACGAGACCGTGTGCGCGGTACGTACCCGGTCCGGCCGGATCGTCGCGATGCAATCCTGGCATGGCAACTCGCGTGGACCTGTGATCGCATTCTTAACGACGTTCAAGGATCGGCTGGCTGAAATCAACTTCGATCGCGCCGGTGTGGGCGCATACTTCGCGACCGACTTCGAGAGTATCGGTTTCATCAATATCAACGGCGTCAATGTCGGCCAGGCGACCGACTTCCCGGACCTCTACCGGAACCTCAAGGCGCAACTCTACTGGAGTTTGCGCGAACGCTTCCAAAATGGCGAGGTCTCGGGACTCGACGACGAGGTCTCCATCGCTCAGCTCGCGTCGATTCGCTACGAGATCAACCCACGCGGACAGGTCCAGATTGAACCAAAGGAAGAAGCCCGCAAGCGCGGTGTCAGGTCGCCTGACCGCGCCGAGGCGCTGATGCTAGCGTTCGCTGACCGGACGCCGGGAATCTTGCGTTACTACCAGGAACTGAATGAGGCGCAGGCCGCGCGCGCGAAGAACCCAAACCTCCCAGAGCCCGAGCCGGATGACTACCTGGAGCAGATCTATGAAGATGAGATGCGCCGGCTGGAAACGCTGGGAAAATGACCACAGTCAGGCTAATGTGCGCAGCTTCGCCTCATATGCCGAATAAATTCAGGACGTTCCATACGGTACCGGAAGTTCGAATTCATTCCGCTCC